TTGGGATAATAACCGTCCCAAGCTGTCCAAAATATAAATTTATATAAATTTTTGAAAAATTTTTTAAAATTTACAGATTTATAAATTGGAATGACTTGGTTAGGAAATGTTGGAATCAGGGAGGCTATTTAATTTTAGCTTCTAATTCCGGTAATTCGTTTCCCCATCCTTGTCCGATAAGGTCGTTAACAATTATTTGCTTAACGTTTCTTACGGAATCTAAATCCTTTAAACGAAGCACTGTAAAGTCTTCATTCAAATTCTCTAGAGTCTTAACCATGCTGAATTGGGTTGAGTAAACCTTTTTCACATCATAGTTAATATTTCCTTGATCATAACATGATCTTATGGAAATCTGGTGGAGTTTCTCCGCTAAGATGTTAATAGGGCCTAAGCCCTCATCTTGGAGTTCGAGTATGTCCTTGGGCATTTCTTGAATCGAATGATGTTGATCCACTAAACGCTCCAAAAGAATTATTTCTTTTGGCAGTAACACACGGTCAACCTTGAAGAATGCTTTCATTTCAGCACTTCCTTTATCATCCATGAAGAAATTCGATTCGATTATTCGGTCGAAATCTCCCCATGGAAGGGAGTACTGAAGTTTGAAGGTTTCAGCAGTTTTAACTTTGATGTCCGAAATTGAATCCGCAATTGACATAATATTATGTGCAATTGACAAACGATCCAATTTCTGTGGATCTGATATCAACTCTCGAGTTGAATCGGTAATCCAGTGCCCAGCTTCCAGATAGTCTATCGTCAAATGTTTGGCTAAGGATCTCTCCTTAGTACCTAAACAAATTAGCGATACTATCCAGGGCTGAAGCTTCTCAAAGTAGGTTATTTCACTTCCTTGGACAGTATTGTCCAGGGACTTGAAAGACGCGCGGTCCAACTGTATCCCCCTGGAAGCGCATAAACTCATTAAGGTTGGCATGTAACGGAAATCTTTGGACTTATTGATGATCTTAGGAGAAATCCTAGATACATCAGTTCCATTGAGGAACGTACGACTACAGAATTCGGCAGTACTGCCGATTTCTGAGAATTCTTTTGACTTATCGAAATTAATAGGAAGATTTATCTTGCTATATGTTTCCGAGATCAGATCATCTGGGTCGTAAATCCAGAGATCGTCACCTACTTTACCGTAACATCCATTATTAGGAAAAACTTTACTAATACTGGACTTTTCATCTATAACAAAATTTATTAATAGATGATCCGTTAAAGTTGCAATATCAAAAGATCCGTTCGTTCCCATTCCTTGGCCTTGTCCATACTTTATAGTATTGGCAAGACCTCCAACATACCAAGGGCAGTGCACAACAAGTTGTGCCCAGCTCTCCATTAGTCTTGAACTGAATAGGTGTTTCATAGTGATCTTTTGTAAGTCACGATGAAATCTATCTGTCCACGACGAAATATCATAAAACTTCAATGAATTAATATTCAATTGATGATTATTGACAATTTCTTCGTTAAGACAACTCTTTTGGAAAGAAACCATGGCGGATACTCCGTCATCTTGGTTCAACCGAAAGTCAGTTTTACCGTATAATTTCATGATTACATATTGAACATGAGTCCTAATGGGCTCAAGCAATAATTGTGACCAGAAATCTACAATAGCCACAATTCTGGTTTTAAAACCAGAATCAGGTACTGAGACTAATTTTCTTAATTGAGTATGCGAGTCCTGTGGGATCAGTTGCTTGTTGGTATCGGCCAGAACATTAAGCTCTGACAGATAACTTAATAGATACTCAAATTTCAGTTCCGAACAAATTATTTTGTAAGGTCTGAATAAAGTACTATTAACAAGACATATTGCCTCCTCTAAAGCAGATTCGATCTTAGGTTTTCCATTAGGTCCGTTCTTCATTAAATTGAAGCGGTATCCTTTTAGACTACCCAGATCAGGATCATACTTATAAGGTTCTAAAGTTTTTGAAACATATGTTTCAAATTCTTTTAAAAATAACTCGTCGATTGGCTTAGCTTTATCGGTCACGGATGATAAATCCGAGTCCGTTAAGCCATCCACCATTCTGACAATATTTAGAATGGTTAGGATTACTTGTATATACTTCGGCCTCAGTGAGGCATCTGCATTTATAAAGTAATCAGCTATAAGTTGAGAGAAA